AATCTATCAAAAGTCGTCTAATTCATCAAATCCTTTACAAATATATATCTTTTTCTTATTACTACTTTATAATATTATTACTACACTAAATAAAATAATAAAAAATTAAAATAGTAATGTATAATAAATGTATATAGTATGTAAAAATAAATAACTAGAAAATTATATTTTCTAATTATAAAATATACATTATATATAGTAATAAATAAAATGACTACAAATTCACAAGCACGTGAAAGTTTAAATTTTTCAACTGGTAATCCCATTCTGGCTGGTGGTAAATTTGCACCGATTATTTGGGATGATGTGGGGTTAGATTATCAGACAGTGGTAATTAGCATTAATAGCACTGGGGCAGGTTCCCAACTTACTATTTTTCAATCATCAGACGCAAATAATATTGCATCGTCTCAGGTAATTTCAATTTCGGCTGGTAGTTTATATTCAAATTCATTTCCATTATATGCCCGTTTTTTTAAAATGCGTATTGATAATACGAGTATGACAAATCAAACAACATTAAATTGTCAAGTAATATTTAAACCATCATATGTGCCTAATAGTAGCGGTGTTGGTTCAGATGTAAATATAACTAATTCATATTTGCCTGTATCACAATATGGAGTATGGGACGTAAATACACAAATAACTAAAAATAGTTCTTCTATTTGGGATAATGCAGTAATTAGTAGTAGTAATGTTTCAAGTAATTTTGCAAATGTAAGTGGCAATAATCAAAGTGTAAGTATATTTGGTAATTCTAGTAATGCAACTACAGTTTCTATTCTAGTTAGTAATAATAATACCAATTATTATACTACTCAATATGCATATAATGTATTAGAAAATAGTGATTTTGGGTTTAGTTTAGTATTACCATTCAAATATTTAAAATTATCTTCAAGTGATGCAACAACAATAACCGCTAATGCTTGTTGGTGTTAAATTTAGTTTTTTGTTTTATTTTTAAAATAACTTAAAGAAATAATTATAAAGAGTATTATAGAGCAAAAAATGGATTACAAAAACGGCAAAATATACAAGATTACAAGTAATAGCACTGATAAGATATATATCGGTAGCACTTGCCAATTATTATGTAAAAGGATAGCAAAACATCGATGTAATTATAAAGAATTTCTAAATGGTAAAGGTTGTAATATATCTAGTTTTGAAATAATTAAATTAGATGATGCAATAATAACATTGATTGAAGATTTCCCTTGCGAACGTAAGGAACAATTACACGCTAGAGAACGATATTATATAGAGTTAAACAAGGATATATGCGTTAATAAAGTTATTCCTACTAGAACTAAGAAAGAATATAATCAAGATAATCGAGAAAGACTATCAGCACAAGACAAACAATGGCGTGAAGCAAATGTAGATAAAGTAAAACAATATCATGAAACACGAAGAAAAGAACAAATACAATGTATGTGTGGTATGTTCTATTCAAAGCAACATAAAGCAAGACACGAGAAAAGTAAAAAGCATCTAGACAATATTTTATAATTTTATTCATTTTTTATTTTTTATCTTATTAAAATGTAATATAATTAAAATGTCATTCAATGGATTTTATGGAATAAGTGATAGAACAGATGGGCTATATTTGGGTCAAGTATCTATTATTGGAGGATATACTGGTTCAACAGGTTCAACAGGTTCAACAGGGGCAACCGGCTCGCAAGGTGAAATAGGCATGACAGGGGCAACCGGCTCGCAAGGTGAAATAGGCATGACAGGGGCAACCGGCTCGCAAGGAGAAATAGGGATGACAGGGGCAACAGGTTCGCAAGGAGAAATAGGGATGACAGGGGCAACCGGCTCGCAAGGTGATATCGGAATGACTGGGGCAACTGGTTCATTTCAATTTGATATTACAAATAATTATAATTTATTTTCTACTGGAACAGGTGCCACTGGTTCGGTAGATTTTCAACACAAAGCAAATACAGGAGTAATAACAGTAAATGAAAATTTAAGTTATACTAGTGCTTATCCTATCGGTATTGAATGTGGATTTAATGATGCTAACTATTGTAGTGGTATTATAGTTCAAAATAAAAATAGTACCGATGGTGCAAGTGCTCACATTCTAGTTCAAAATGATTTAGGGACAGATAGTAGTTATTATGCTGATTTTGGTATAAATTCATCAGGCTCAACCATTCAATACGGGCAATTTGCCACAATGCCAAATGCTGTTAGCCTTACAGCACAATCTAGTAATCTAGTATTTACGCCTAATGCAGGTGGGCAAGGTAACGCCGGAGAAGTTAGCAATATCTTCTTCACATATGCCAATGGAACCAAAGCACATTATATAAGCGATGAAGGAAGACTAATTATAGGGGCGGACAATCCGGCATATCTTCCTAATGGAACCTATGGTGGTGATGATGGTGATGTTAATAAGGTTTTGACAAGTAATGGCAGTCAAGGCTTAATTTGGTCGCCGGCTGGAGGCTTTAATTCTTATTGGAATGTATTATATATTAATGATAATCAAGCATCAGCACAAACAAATTTATCAACAATAACACTATATGAAAGATTTACATACAATATATTACCCAATAAAAGAATGCTTTTCAAATGTATATTTAATTTTTCAATAAGTGGCAATTCAAATATAACATTTGCATTAATTAGAATTCAAGGAGAAACGGAAACCACATTGCAAGACTTTACACAATCATTTAATAGAAACGGACACCATTCATTCCCTATTAATTTTGACTGGATAATGGACGAAGGATATGATTTAAGATTTAAAATAACGGCTACTATGGGTAATTCACAAACTATTAGTGTTGATACTAATGATTATTATTCTGTTATTGTAGATGAATTGCAAAATGCACCGCCACCATAATTACAAGATTTAGAAAAATAAAATCTTATTTTAGAGTAATAATATTAAAATGAATACAGTTATATGCAAAACAAAATTATATAATCATAATCAACCTAGTTATTACAAGCGTGATTTTTGCTGTTGTAAGTCTTGCGAAAAAATGACTATAGATGAAAATATACATAAATTCGAACAAATTAGTAATAATACATATAAATGTAAAACATGCAATGAAGAAATATTTGATTTCAATTTACTAACACATATTAATAGTATGAAGCATTTAATACTTGAAGTTTGTAATGAATAAAAATATCTAAATACAATATAAAATATTTTATACTATGAATAATATATTAATACATTCAATAAATTTCAATTTTGATTTTCACCCAAACCCATTAGAAACAGTTGAACTAGCAAAAGAAATTCTAGACACATCAAAAATTAAACAAGGTATTAAAGAAATACATTATAAAGGTAATAGGGTAATATATGTTGCACGCCCTAATTTCAAAGGAGTTTTAATTTCTGAAAAATATAATGATGGTATTATTATAAATTATATATCTAAATAATAATAACATAATAATAATAATTTTAATGGATTCTCTAGCCATTGCCGGCTTATCATCTGGCATTGTTGCAATTATCGTAGCGATTTTTACGCATTTGAAGCATTCGGAGTGTATGGGTTTAAAATTAGATACATATAATCCAAATGAACTTACACAATCCACACAACAACCACAACAAATAATAGTAAATATGCCACCGACACCGCATAATACGCCAGAATTAAAACATTCAAATGAAACTAATTTATAAATTTATTGGATTAAGAAAATTATTTGTAAATAAACCATTTTTATTTTCTGTCGGTGGTTTATCTTTATTCCGTATTTTTTCTTTATATTTTGCAGTGGCTATTTTGTTTTTTGCCCTAAATGCTGGGTCATATTTATATTTCATTTTTGAGTATAATTTCATATAATTTCTCATATATTCATTGTATTTTTGCCGTGCTTTTTCTTTCTTTAATTTCCGTAATTCTATTTTATATTCTTTTCTTTCTTTTGGTGGTAATTTTTTAATTTCTTCTTTAGTTAATAAAACGAATTCATCTGTTTGCGTTGCAATTTCTGGCATTTTTATTTAATTATTTTTTTTCGGCTATTTAATAATATATTAGAATATTTTTTTTGTTATTTTTTCAAATAAAATATATTCATAATATAATAATAGTAAAAATGACTACTTCTATTGAAAATATAGTAAAGTATTTCACAGATAGAGATTTAACGGGTGTAGAAATTGAAAAATTGGTTGGAAAATCGCCAATATTATATAGTGATTTAAAAAATTACACTTTTAATAGTTTTTTTCCAAAAGGTGATGGAGATTATCAAATTTTAATCTTGCAAACAAAACAAGTAAATATAGGGCATTATGTTTTATGTTATCTTAGTTTAGATGGTAAATCAATTGAATATTTTGATTCTTACGGATTGGGTGCCCCAGATACATATAAAAATTTTACGCCTTATGATGAAGAATTACCAAATTATTTATCGGATTTATTACAAAGCGATTCAAAACGACGCCCGATAAATTCTAATTATACAGATTATCAAAAATGGGGAAAATCCGCTGTGTGTGGTAGATGGTGTGCGGTGAGATGTATTTTAAGAATGCTAGATGCTAGCGAATTTGAAAGTATGTTTATTGGTAATAAATCAAAATTTTTAGAGCGTCCCGACTGGGTAGTGTGTATGCTTACTTTGTTGGCATTAAATGATATTGGAAAATTTTTTGATAATCATTCAGAACCAAAAATACAATTACGCCGTAATATTTCTGGTGGTGAATCATATTCACGAAATATACTGAATACTAGAAGAAAAAAATAAAGAAAATTATTATCAACTATAAATTACTATTTTAATTTTTATATATATACATATTAGAGTTCAAATAAAATGAAAATAGATACATTTTTGTTATTGGGTATGGGTTCAATACAGCGTTCATTAATGGAGTTGTTAAATGTTGATAAATCACCATTACGACACCTAAAAATGATATGTATTACACCTGAAAATATACCAGAATATATAATGAAATTACAACCACAAATAATACATATTAAGAAATATATTACAGATGATAATATGGAAAAATTATTAAAACCATATTTACATGAAAATGTATTTGTAGTAGATTTAACCGTAAATACAGATTCCATAGCAATTATGAAATTATGCAAAGAAAATAATACACTATATATAAATTCATCTGTAGAAGAATACAAGAAACCAAAAAAACCAAAAAACCCTGAAAAACTGACTTTATATTATCAAGATGTCCAATTAGAAAAAGAGATGAAAAAAATAAAAAATGATTCTAGTCAGATACACTCAATGGGATTAAATCCGGGTGCAATTAGTAGCCTTGTTTTATGTGCTATTATGGAATATTGCAAAAAATATAAACCTGAAAAATTAGAATTATTAAAGAAAGATAAATATAATATTGTTTGTAAAGATATTTTGGAAATGATACATATTAGCGAATTTGACAATCAAGAAATTAGACAGAAACCAAAAGCAAATTATTTTTATTCGAGTTGGTCTGCTGATGGGTTAATTTCGGAGGCATTATCGCCTTCATTTATTGCATCACCTATTAAGCCAAAGGGATATTTAAAAAGTAAATATAATAAATATATGTATTATTCGCCAAAATTGCGGTCAATGGATTGTAAAACAGATTCAATCTGTTTAGATACTAACGGAAAACCATTTCCGATAACTGGTAGGATGATAACGCATTTTGAAACTGTATCATTAGCCGATAAATTAGGATATGGCAAATATTGCCCGCGTATTAGTTATGTTTATAGTTGTTGTCCTATTAGTAATATGGGATTAAATCAAATACAAAAAAATGAATATAAAGAGCCAAAATACAAATATGTATTTACACAAAAAGATATTATAAATAAAGATAGTTATGATAGTATGGGTGCTACGTTATTATTTAAAGATAGTCGCAAATGGTGGTGCGGAACTGTTTTAGATAATAAGGAAACTATGCGGATAATGGGTAAAGATTGTTATACAAACGCTACACAATTACAAGTATCTATTGCTGTTCTTGCCGGTATAGAATGGTTAATAAAACACAAACACGAAGACACAATAACAAGCGAAGAAATACCATTCAATTATATTATTAATCGTTGCAAACCATATTGGGGCAATTTCTATTGTAAGGAATTTATTTAGGAATATAAAAAGTATTTATATATGGTGCTTTATTTTCGACAATTTTATACCAATTAAATTCAATATTATCATTAAATAAATTATTGAATACTATATTATATTTATTAATTTTTCTATTTTCGGCATATAATGATAATAATATAGTATGTTTTGAAAATTTATTAGAATATTCATTTATGAAATTTATAAATTTATCATTGGTCATTTCTTTTTCACTTGCTAGAAAATATAAACATTTTTCCGCTAATAATTGCATTTGTATGAATAAATTATTAAATGAATCACATTCATTTTTTTCTATAATCTCTAATATTTTATTTTTCCATTCCTTTATATTTATATCTATATCTGTAATAATTCCAATTTTGTTTTGAATTGCAAGTATAATTTGTCGTAATCTTGAATGACATATTTTTTTATCAACAAAACAAATTTTACAATTGCACACAACAATATTTAAATGCTGTATAATTATATCATCATCAATTTGAAGCATTCTATTAGAAATAATTTTAGTATAAGTATTATTATTATATATAAATATTTTAATTTTTATATATTAGACTTGTAATATACTAGAATTTATATATTAGAATTAGTATATTAGGCTATATATTAGCGGTATATTAGGTGTTTTGATTGGGATATAATATTATCTTCCAAATTTTAGGGCTAATATACTGATTCTAATATACTAATTCTAATATACTGATACTAATATACTAATTCTAATATATAAATTCTAGTATATTATAACTGGGTATTTCTAACAAAATTATTATATATATCTAATTTAAAAATACTTTACTAATTTATAATATCTTATAAGATGGATGATAGCCAATTAAACATAGAAATATTCGCAACAGTAATAATTGATAAGAATTATAAAAAAAATGAATATTGCAAAAGATGGCGAGAAGCGAACCCAGATAAAATGAAACATGCACGTGATAATTGGTATTATAATAATAAGGATGATATAACATTTAAGGAAAATAAAAAAAAATATCAAAGAGAATATTACAATAAAAAGAAACAAGAAAAATTACAAATTAACTTTTAGAGATTAAATCAGGTCTAATATATTCACTAGCAATTGAGGCACTATGTAAAAATGCTAATGCCACTAAATTTTTTTGGTTGATTGTCATTAACGGATTATCATTATATATATTTGTTAAAACAATTTGCCGGGCTAAGTCAATACCGATTTTGGCACCTAATATTTCTTTCATTGCATTTTCAATGATATTAGCAAAGTTATTATGTTTAAATGGTTTATTATTCTTATCAACAAATAAATAATCGCCATTTACTTTTCCATATTCGCGTAAATATTTTTCTAGTAAATCTGTTAGTGTATTAGATAGTTTAAATGATTGTGTGCCATAAGTTGCTTTTGTTTTATAATTTTTCATTATAATTTTTGTAGGGCGTTTATTATCATCTACAACCAAATAATTAAATTCTGGTGATAATTGCTTTTTTGTTCTATTTACACTAACTATTTTAAATTCTGGTAAATCATTACGAGGTATAAAATTTGGTAATCCTTGTGAATCAAAATTCATAAAATAAAATGATACAAGTAATTTATTTATTAATTTAGTATCATCAATTTTTCCATTATCTGTAATTTGATAATTTTCGATTTCCTTTTGTATTTCCTTTAATGATTTTCCATCTGTTTTTTTAATATCTTCTTTCTTTGCTATGTTGTCTCCTCTTGCCTTTGTTTCTGTTTCTTTTTCTTTTGCCATTGCTTTATTATATTTTTCTAAAATATCGTCTTTTACTTTCTTGTGGCGTAACAACTTACTTACTGCACTAAGATAATCTTTTTTACTTTTCAAATCGCTATCTTCTATCTTTTTTATTACTTTATCTGCATCTTTTAAAAACTCATAATTTTCATAAGGTTTGCCAGTCATCATAAAAGCAATTCTATTTATTTTACTAATATAACTTTTACAAGTTTGTGGGCTTAGAGATGTTCCCCGTTTGGAACCCATATTGGAAAATTCATTTTGTAAATCTTCTAGGGCACCTCCACTTTCATATTCAAAAGCCGATTTTTCCTTACGCAATTTATATACCTTTTTATTTGTTGATGTCATTATTGATTTTATTATGTTATTATTAATATATGCTAATATATAAATTTTTATTAATATACTAATATATTAGAATAAAATATAATAAAATACATATTAGAAGATTTGACGAGTTAGATGACTTTTGATAGATTTGATTATTATTATAATGTAAAATAAAATAGAAAAATAATGTTAAATATAAATATAATAAATAAAATATAATAAGAATGTAAAAAATGAATTTTGAATTTGCAATGTTCTATAGTCCTTTATGTCCTTTTATGTCCTTTATGTCCTTCTTGATGTCATTTATATACTTTTTAATAAAAATATTTTTATATCATTGCCATAAGTGGTAGCATTTTTAGACTATCTAAAAAACTACCTCCACTAACACCACCAGCACTAACCCCAGCACCTCGGCTAACTATTGCCCCACTTTCACGACCGCGCCCAACTTTTCCCAGAAGGGCTTCTTGATTTCCGCCATATGCTTTACGGGTAGAAGAATAATTTCTAGCGGGCACATTTGGTGTTGGATTTTCATTAGGATATTTACGGCGAAGTGCTCCGGCTTTTTCGGGTTTTTCTAAGCCTAAACCAAATAGACTTGCTACAGAATCGACACCGTGTCCAATATCCCCAAATAATCCACCAGCGGAAACACTACCAGCACGAGAACGACCCCGGGCACGTGTAGAATGTGTAAGGGCTCCCCCTTTAGGTTTTTCAAGACCTAAACCAAATAAACTTGAAATACTATCAACACCAGACCCAATATCACCAAATAGACCACCAGCACTTGTAATACGACCAGCACGAGTAGGATTTTTAACAGCAACGGCACCAGCACGAGGGCGACCCCTTTTTGGCTTTTCTAAGCCTAAACCAAATAAACTTGCTACAGAATCAACACCGTGTCCAATATCTCCGAACATTCCAGCACCTTTTACAGATTTACTTGATTTTCCTCCTTTCATTTTTTGCCATTCAGCGGAAGCCATACGCATAATTTCTTTAGGTGGTTTGCCTTTGTGTTTTGCGAACATTTCACGTACAACATCTTTATATGCCATTTTTGAATACCTTTACTTTTATTATTATACTATTAGAAGATAAAAAAAATAATAAAAATTAAAATTATATATTAAATAATTAATTATTTTTTAATATAAATTTTTGTTTTGCTTTTTAATAAAATAATTTATTTACGACCTCGGCGGGTAGAATGTGTAAGAGCACCGCCAGACATACCAGAACCGGCTAAGGCCTGAAGCCCTTTTTGCACCATAGGATGCTGGAGGGCTTGTGCCCCGGCTCTCGCAACATGATGTGCGGAATTGAGAATACCGCGAAGGCTACCAAACAAACTGCCTGCCTTTTCGCCTGCCATTGTTTGAACTGCTTTATTACTCATCATACCTTTTTCAGTAGCAACGAGGAATTCATTTTCAGACATAGTAGTAGAACGGAAAGAGCACGAGCCCTGACCAATAGCACAAGAGCCAGCCTGAACGAAACATTCATATGCATAAAACTGCCCCTGATTGTTGGCACCAGTAATATTACTGTAATCGTCCGTTCCGGTTTGAACATAATTGTTATTAGAATAATTTATATCAACACTCCACATAAGACCGCCAGTTCCGGTAATACCTTGAAAAATACCTTGACTAGAGGAAACATCAACAGAAATATTGAGTAGCATTGGGCAACCCATATTTACCCATTGTCCATACGATAAGTCTAAATAACCAGTATTATTTTTAAAGCATTGGTATAATTGCTGTTGATAAAGAGTATAAATACCTAAAGAACCTAATTGAATTGTAATTTGCTTAATTATTAATCCGGCAAGACTATTTGTAGCAACAGTGCCATTAATTTGTGGCATAATACGGCAAAACCAATATTTGGGCATAGTTGTAAGTTTATAACCATTCGTGCTCATTGATGCTTCTGTTAATGTTTGAACGGTATTATTAGTTAAAAGCAATGAAGTATTATTATATTCTAAATAATGATAATCATAATAGCAAACCTCAGGGATTTTACCTGTAAGTGCTTCATCAACACTAAGAACATCAATATATAATTGGGCATTTGATACACCACCTGCAGATGAAGCATCTAGACTACATTTTAGATTTGTTAAAGCGAGTTTTACAGCATTAGCACCAACAGTATTTACAAACTGATTAGATGCAGATAACATACCCTGAAGATTTTGAGAATTATCAAGATTATATTTAAGTTGTAGAGATTGAACGTTTGCTAGTGCAGGGGCATTTTTAGTTGTTAGAGGGGAAGCAAAAACAGGTTCGCGGAAAGTATAGACGGCAACAAATTGTGTTGCAGTTCCACCAGCAAGAGCACTTACTTTTTTAGGAACAAAAGATGCCCTCGATTTATATTGACTTGCACTAGCATGTGTATTAGGTTGATTTGGAACAACTGAAACACTACAAACAGGAGGATTACCACCAGCAATCGTAGTCCAACTAATTTGGTCAGGATTTACGGGTGAAACATTAAGATAGTTAGGAACACTACTAGTAAGTTCTACACGTTGATGTGCATCAACTATCCATTCACGATTAAGTGCCAAAAGATTTTGTAAATTGGTAGTAGTTTCAACAGAATTAATCATTAGGGCAATAGTGCTTGTGCATCTTGATAGAGGGAAATCAGCAAATACGATATTAGGAACATTTACACCAGTAGCGGGGGCAGTTTTAATTATATTGGGGGTTGGGTCAATTACAGCAGTAGCACCGGCATAATTATTGCCGGGATATGTAGCCAGAATACCGGGTAGAATTTGGAAATATTGCAAATCAAATTGCACGGCTACATCGTATTCAACAACAAACCGCGGGTCGAGTAGGGCAAATTGTCCTAAACTCAAAATATTATTCCATTGAATAGATTGACTAGAAGTCTGAGTAGCGGGAAATCGGCGTTGAATATTTTGATTGCATCCGAGTTCAACAACTTGATTGGCATTACCAATTACGAGACGGTCATCAATTGCAATTTCTTTTCCTAAAACTGACATTTTAAAAGATTATAAAATACTGTATTATTATTATTATTTATAAAGATTATAATTTTAAGAAAGAAAAAAAAATAATTGATGGAAAATTTTAATTCATTTCTTATTAAGAAGAAAATAATAAAAAAA